ACTGCCGTGACCTACGACTCGACTGGCGAGTACGCCACCCAGCTCCAGCTGGCTTTCCCAAGCCAGGTGGCGAACACTCCAATTGTCGATCGGGAGGCTGGTCTCTTCCCACCCAATGTGCCATACGAGCCAACTCTGCCGAGCGCACTGCAGTTCGAGGCATGGGGCAACTTCATGTACCTGGACCCATCCGAGCGTGACTTTTTCGCAAAGAATGCCTTCGAGATGCTGATTACCCAGGTGCAGCGTGTACCGATTAGCAACGACTACCGCCAGGAGGTGGTCTTCAACCACCCAGTGAAGTTTATTGCTTCCAATGTGGTTGCCTACTCGAACGTCAACCAGGAGCTGAAGATCCAGATCAACGGCACTGACATTGGCGAGTTCCGGGCACTGCCCCATTGGGTCGAGGTGCCCCAGTTCTACCACACGCCATTCGGCTATCACTCAGCCGGTGCCGATACCCGATCCAATGTTCTGGTGATCCCGTTCGCTCTGGATACGGCCAAGTACCAACCGACCGGAACCCTGAACTTCTCCCGGATTGACACCTTCCGGATCATGACGCCTCTTGCTTCCGGCTACCAGCTCAACCAGCTGCTCGGCTCGGGAGTCGGAAACGCCCCTCAGGGTTACCTGTACGCAGTAAACTACAACGTCCTCAAGATTGAGAACGGCCAAGCAGGGCTCCGCTACGGGTCCTGAAACCTAATGGATGAACGTCAGGAGGCTTTGTCTGGAAATATGCTCAGGTATAATAAATGCACTGGGTTGCTTGGGTCGCATTGGCGGTCTTTGTTTTTCTGCTCACATATGATCCCCGGGTCGGTACTCTCCAAAAGTTCGTCTATGAAGAACCAAAAATATCTCCAGCAATCGTAGATGGAAAAGCATAAAGCTATTGCTATTCCTGTTTGCTTTATAAATGATAAACCGCATTTTTTGCTGGTCCACGATCGAAGGTATAAGGAATGGACCTTTGTAACTGGAGGCTGTCGAAAGCGCGAAGTGTACAACCCTCTCCGTTGTGCAGTTCGCGAACTCGAAGAAGAGACCCGAGGACTTGTAAATCTCAAAGATGGGACTTACAAATACTTTAAATTCACAACTGACGAGGGTGCCATCTACCACGTCTACATTTTCGACACTGTCAAACTAGACGAGCCCGGCCTTGTCAACAAGTTTCTGGATGAGAAACACAAGATGGAGACTCAGCAGATGGCTTTCCGCAAAAACTATGACGAGAATGACTTTCTCGAGTTTGATACACTCGAGGGTATTGCACAGAGGAATATTTGGCCTCTGATTACCAAGTATGTGATTCAGAATCCTGAATTCTACTATGCTCTTCGCTCGTCAGAAAGACAGAGCTTTTCTCTAAAGTATTAAGAGAATGAAAAACAAATCGTATTTCGTTGATCGGATAATTAAGATCCGTGGTACAGATGCCCAGCGTGACGAGCTTATGAATTTGACGATGGTTGATATTCTAACCACCCTAAACCAGGAGCGGGCCAAACAATCAGAGACTGTCCAGATTATCCCATTCGATGATGACGAAGAGGTGCCAGGCACAGAGGAGGAGGATTTCGTCTCGATCGTCAAGCGATTCTTGTTTACGAGTCCGGATTAAGCCAAGACCGAAGGCCTCGCCTCCGTTTTAAAGATTTAAAGTCCTATAAAAGTATGGAGAGATGGACGGCCGGAAGTGGGCCTATCACGCATGTAATGCTTAACGGTGGTGTTTTGCATGCGTCGAACGCATCTCCGCACGTATTTCATACGCGCTACATCAAGTCTCTGAAGAGGAAGAAGCTCTACATCGTGGAGCAGAAAACCATCATCTTCAGATTCTTTGTCGATCTCGACTACAAGGCGGAGGAAGCCCTGCCGCCTCACATTATCATCGAACTCTGCCAGGCGATGAATCGTGTGACTGGTCAGGCGTGCCTTGTTTCAACCTCGCTGCCTAGGAAGGTTGGTGATCTGATGAAAACGGGCGTTCATATTCACTGGCCGGATCTCCATGTGAACAAGCAGCAGGCTATGCAGCTGAGAGCCAAGATTCTGATTGAACTTTCAGAGTGTTTTCCGGGGAGAGATTGGGTCAAGGATATCGACTCGGCCGTTTATCAAGGTTCTGGTCTTCGGATGCTCTGGTCATACAAGGCGGAACCAGAGTCGACCGTTTATACCCCGTGGAAGAGGATCGGCTCGTCAGTCACCGAACTTCCGACCGAACCGGCTGTCGATCTTTTGAACCTGTTTTCAATTCGTCTCGATGGTGTCGAAGAAAAGGTGTCCACGGACGATCTTCCAGAGAGTGCAGACAAATTGGAAGAGTTTATCCGGAGAAACGTTCAAGGCCAGACGGATTCCAGTGTCCAGAGAGTATTCCGAGCCAAGAAAGAGACGGACAAGGCTATTTATTGTGTTCAGACAAATTCCAAGTATTGTGAAAATATACACAGCGAGCACAGATCGAATCATGTATGGTTTAGTATTTACAGGCAGCAGTTCCAGTGGACTATACGACAAAAGTGTTTAGATCCGGATTGTGGACCAGAGTTCCGTGGAAAGCCGTATATTCTTCCTCCGTCTATTATAGAAGAGCTGACCAAGGATGGAGTTATGGCTCAAGATTGCTCTCCTAGTCTTTCTATTTACGATATTTTTTCCATACCACCCCCTTCCAGACGAGCCATTCCAGAGATTCATTGACGAGCTTCATCCTTATTCGGGTCTTGAGCCGGATCGATTCAGATCATTCGTCCAGAACATCAAGATGTGTGATTCGATAGTCTATACAGACCCAAAGTCTGCCTCGGTCGCTCTTTATACAGCCCTAGAGGATATCAGGGAAATGTCTCTCTATACCCAGAGGGCTGATCAGGATGAGCTTGCGGACGAGCTCAATCAGCTGGCCGGCAGAGTCGCAATTACCGGTGAAGAAATAATTCAGCGAATCTCTATTCGCAACGGTGTTCGATTCTTTCCAAAGTACTTAAACGATAAGATTCCTAAACCAGTAAATGAGCCTACAGACTCGTTCAGGCCGGGTGGTAAAGCAACCGGATCGATATGTACCACAGGAAGTTGTAGAGGATGATTTCGGACCGGATGATTATGATTCGGACGACTCGAATTCATCAGATCTTGAGGTGAGTGATGACGATGAGGACGATGAGGAGGATGAGGACGAGGGAAGTCTCAAGGATTTCATCGATGATGACGAGGAGGATGATGAAGCGTCAGATGTAGAGGAGGAAAATCCAGAGGAGGAGTAGAATGAATACGCAGATGAGCTATTCTTCAACGATGCCAGCGCCACCACCAGACGAAGAACCAAGTGAATGGCAACAGCAGCAAACACAACCACAGGCACAACCAGAAAACGAGCAGCAGCAGCAGCAGTATTATTACATGCCAGACCAACCACCCTCAGTCGATAAGAGTAACTTTTTTGATGGTATTTCAAAACAGGTACTCTTTTTGATTTTCTTTGCTTTTGTTGTTGGTATTTTTGTAGGCAAGTCTATGAATGGCCCTATTGTTATTCACCGAGCGAATTGATAAAGACGAGCCTGTACGGGCATCACCTTTTCATAACTCGAAAAAGTTCCAACTGGTCCAGTTCTTGCCTGGGCCATTGTTTCATTTAAAAATCCATTCCATGCACCCTCTTTCTCGGTGCTTGAAATAGTTTTCCAGACTCCCATTACGGATTGAGTAGGATCCGCACGTTTAGAATATCTGGTATATACCAAAAAATAGAAGGACAATACGATGAAAATTGTCGCGAGGTTAATTATAATAGCCAAAGCTGGTGGCATTCTTATTGTATCCGAGTAAAATTATGTAACTTCGTCTCCGTTTTATGAAGACTCGGACGTCACCTTTAGCTCATCATCCTCCTTGACTGGTGCCAAGGTAGCCTTCTCGCGGTCCATCTCCTGCTGGAGACGACGCTTCTCAATCTCGTTAGAGACGCGCTCGTCAGCCAACTTCACCAGGTCGTCAATCGGCATCTCTGGAAATTCCTTCTTCAGATCCTCAAGAATCTCTGAGGGGTGAGGAATTGGCGCAACGTCCGGCCGGTTGTAATACTTGGAGTTCTCATCGCTTGGGTCGATGAATGGAACATCCGAATCCTTGAGTGGCTGAGCGTTCATGTCGCGCTTACGCTTCTCAAACATAGCCGCAGCGTCCCGCTGGTTCTCCTTGTACTTGGTCATAATCTCCTCCAGCTTCTCGTTCTGATAGTGAACATCCTCAATCTGATCACGGTCTGGGGGGATCAGCAGCCACTTGTACATGTCAACCAGGTAAATGTCAAAGGTGGCATCCTCGCGCTGAAGGCGCTTGGCGTGGCTCGACGCCTCCTCGCGCGAGTTGAAGACACCACGAATCTTCAGACCAAACTTGTCGCCACGCTGAGCGCAGTCAGGTCCGACGAGTGAAATCAGTGCATACATCTGTCCCGGGACGGTCGTGAAATCCTGCTCAAGAGAACCCATCTACTGATACAGGCACCTTATTCTTTAAGAGATAAGGCGCAGACACCCCATTAAAATATGGAAGAACTCCGGAAGCTTCACAATAACACAAAGCGTGAATTTATCAAGACTATCGTAAAAGAGGGCTCGACCGTGCTCGATGTCGGCAGCGGCCGTGGTGGCGACCTGGCCAAA